TTATAAAATCCGTTTTGCAAACACAAATGGAAAACCGGATAATCCACGAGCATCAGTAGTTTTCCCAAAACGTGGAGAACCATACGCACCATCCGTAACTGGGGAACCAATACTCACAGATGAATTACCGATTAGAGATGTTCCAGATCCTGAATAATTATCGGGATGAGTGAGATCTGCAGACTGACCCGTAACAGAGTGTTTATGACCTTGAAACCTATCTCTCCTTCTTAAACCACCAATCCATTCACTATCCGAATCCATCACCGACACAAATCCTCTTCCCTGAACCGCAAAATGTCTAGCTTGATTTGTAATTGAGGTTCCCGGAGTGATGTCCGGCAATCTATGTTTGTAAAAACGAACCTTCACACCAGAAAGTGATCCGCTCGAATTCGCGGCCGCACAGGTGAAACTGATCGTTCTACTCGCTGACGAAATCGCCGAAATCGCGAGAGTCGCGTTTGCAATAACACCACCGATTGCCTGTTGAAGAGTTCCAGTCATCCAATTCGTAAATGAACCGTGCACTAAATTGTCTTCCACCAGCGCGTCGATCATCTTTTGGCAAGCCGTCGTATTTGCAAAAGTGACAGTAAGAACGTTGCTCGAAATTGAATAACTGATCGCATCGAAATCAGTTACATTCGTTCCAAGAGGATCATAACGAAAAGGTTTGTTCAACCAATACGAAACCAGATCCGGCATTCCACCGGCACCACTTGCATTGATCAATTGATCCGGACTGGCCAAACAAAACGCTGGAAAATCCGTAGAAGGAGTTCGAATGTCGTCCATCCAAAACATTTCTCCAACGAATTTCCGTTCCTGCTTGAAAGTCACGTCAAGGAAGGTTTTGAAGAAAAGGTAAACTTGATTGATCCCCTTTACGAACTTCAAAGGATTGTTTGTATCTGGATTAATTCCAGCGATAATGTCGGAATGTAGATCAGTCACCAAACCAGTCTTTACACTCGTGGCTTGTTTCGACTCAATAACTTCCCCATCCTTGATACGATTTCCTTTGAGTCCCCTCCAAACTCTCAAATCAGATCCTAACGTGACAACTCCGGAACCGTTTGTTGTGATCGATCGAAGTGCGATATCACCGGCGACGAGAGAACCTTGACGACAAATTATTTCGTTAGAATCGTCTCTCCAAATGACCGGACCGTCAGAAGGAAGATTCGAAGGACTATCGTATGGAGTTTCCTGAAATTTGTGACGAACAACGAGAGTGAAAGTTACGTTATTTGGAACCTGGATGTTTGCCGTTGCAGGAATGCAAACTCTCTTTCCAAATTCATCGTAAGCGATCAAAGTATCAGTAAAGTCTACATGATTCGCTCCAGTTCCGATAACGATGGTTCCTCCGGAGTCGATACCAGGACCCCAAGCATCCATGTCGCGTTGAAGCACTGCGTTGGACTTTGATTCTTGTTCGTGAATCCAGTCTTCCGGAAAGACTCTCTTGCCTACACTTGGAAATGTAATTCCTGGGAGTTTATCCATTTGTGACCTCCTCATAAGTGGGGAAAGAAATTTCGATCGCTTCTATTTCTGTGTAGAGAACTGAAACGTTCGTTTTTTCGTTATTCTCGATCTGAGAAATCAGATGCTTTTTGATTCTTTTACACGTTCCGGAAAACAGTTCGTATTTTGTGGACTTATCCCAGACTGAATTTGCGAGTTCAGAAATGTCATCCTCTGAATTTGATTTTGCTTCACTTATAAGGGCTTGAAGTCCTGATTTTATCGAATCTCTACCAACGGATGCGGTTGTTATCCAAAGGTTTGCTTGTTCTCGCAATGCCGGCCATGACAGAGGTTCGTGTTTTGGATAACGTGAAAGAACAGTTTCCAACGTTTCGTCAAACTTCGAATTGATCAGAGCGATTTTTTGCGTTTTGTAGTTCGAGATAGTAAGGAAACCACTTTTCAAAAGTTCTAATGTAGTTTTCGGAACTAATTGATCATTTTCGATTTTTTGATCCGGTGGGATATTTATCAAGCCGCGATCGGCTTTTTCGGAAAGGGAAAATTCCTTCAACTCTCCGCGTTCAAGCTTAAAACCTTCCGGCGGAAATGAATTTCCCTGATGGATCTTTTTCCTCTTCTCTTCCGATTTATCCCGATTGAACAGTTCCACATCGAGCTTTATTGATTCAGCAAGGGACGTGGGGTATTCATCCAGAGAAGTGGAAGAATATACAAAAATCTTTTCCATGATGCTCCTAAGAAGGAGCGATTAGGTAGTAGTTTGGCGCGTTATGCGCTCTTTTTCTTTGTTTTTAGTAAACGAGAACTTCTCGGACTTTTTCTGATCGGCGAGTTTGAAACTTCCCAGTGAGAGTTCCACCCATAACGAAAGGATTAAACTCTCCTTGATCTTCCCAAAGTTCAGGAACGTTTCCACCCACATTGACAGCATCTACCGCTTTACTCAAGCCGTTTCTATCAAAGGAATCAGAAAGTTTCGGAAAGAGGAAACGATAGCGATTAAGAATATACTTCCGAGGGATCATTTCTCGATCCACTTCGGATCCCATTTTAAAACCGGTTTTTCCTTCTTCGGAAGTATAGAGTTTTACATAAGAAATCTGATCGGCCGGAAGAGAAGTGGCGTATTGAATCACCTGGCGTTTTGTTGCAACGGTTGGAACGGAAAGTTTGAATAGTTTTGCAAGAAGAAGTCTGGTTCGATACAAATCATCAGATTCCCCCGGAAGTTTTTCGATTTTATAACGAACTCCCCAAAGAACGAGTCCGGTTGTATCGGACGTTTCGAGCCACATTTGACGATACAACCAGCTGAGTCGGGATGCGCGTTCCGATAAAATTGAAAGAAGGGCTTTCAATACTCGATACCAAAGAGAAATTTCACCTTTCTTTCGGATCAAAGAACGCTGATTTTTCCAAACGACAGAATCAAAATCAAAACTGAAAAAATCAGACATACACTGTTCCTACAATTTGAAATCCAGATCCTGGACTTGCCAAAGCTCCGGCGGGAACGTCAATGTTTCCAAGCGGATTGAATTCAACATCGATACAATTCGGAAGGGCTTGATACAATGCTTTTAACTGTGCGTCTACGAAGTCTTGTCCTTCGGAAAGAGAAAGAAAATATTCATCCTTGATTTGATCGAGAACGGATTGACTTGGAATCTTATCCGAAGAAGAAAATTTGACAGTCACCGTTTTGTTTATGACCGCTTCGTTGATGTTCTCTGCGGAAAGATGAGCGACTCCACCGGGATCGTTTTCCTCGGCATTGAAATGATCCTGAACTTGATTCAGTTGAGCGGATGTCAAAGAACCGACGGAACCTTGTAAAAGGATTTTCACCTCACCATCTTTCCCGAGAGTTTTCGCGCTTTTGAAAATAGCTCGTTTGACGAATGCGAAACTTTCCGCTTCGCTCGTATACCACGCCGGAGTCCATTTGGAAGAAACGCTTTCGGCGGTTTGAAGGCGGGAACGAACGGAAGTTCGGGTTTCACGGTATTGACCTTGTTGAATCGGATCTGATTCGAGATTCTTAATGTAGTCGATTCCTTCCGGCGGACTTTCTATGATCGAGATCGATCCCGGAACGACATTCCCCGCAGGACCGTCGATCATACACTGAACGAAGGCTTCGATCGTGAATTTTCCCTGAGCGTCTGCGGAGATCCCGGCGGGAAGAGTAAGTGAATCGATCAGAAAGAATCGGACCTTCTGATCTTCGTTTCCGGAAGTCGTTACAACCAACGACTGAGGAATATCCCGATCGATGATCGGTTGAGTAGAAGAACCGATTCTTACTTTGATGATCGCGGGAAGAGCCGGTTTCCATTTCATACCGCGACGAATTAAATGTTCGTGGAGCGCATCGTCCTCCGCAGTATGCGGGTGAATCGCTTTTTGAATTGAGATGAGATCGGTATCGATAAACGAGAAGACAGCGTTCGAAACAGCGCGTATGAGCGTGAACGTTTTGGAAGTTGGGCTGAATGAATGATTCTTAAAAACTCCGGAGGCTTTTATACTTTGCAGATGATCGGAAAGAACCTGATCCTTCGTAACGTTTAAATTCAAGGTCCAACTCCCGGAAACGATTCCACAAACTGAATTGTAAACTCACCAAAAGAAGGATCGATTTGAATCCGAAGATCCGGATTCGACGAAACGAGTTGCCATTCTCCACAACGGGAAGGAACGGATGTAACCGTTTGAACGCGGAGATCGGGAATTGAATTTACGGAACGAACGCGAAGATCCGGATTTGAGGATACGAGCATAATTCGACCATACAATTTCTTTCCTTGAAACATGCAGTCGTTGGAAACAGAACTCTCTGAAAAAAGTAGAACAGGAATCAATAATAGAATCAAAAGAAATCTCTTCATCGTTTACCTCATAACAAAGCCCTGAATCGCTTCTCCGGTTTTGAGCTTAAAACTTACAACAAGTCCATTCTCAGAATTTAGACCAACATCGATTGAATTTGAGTCAATCATCGGGTGTAAATTTAGAATTCTTTCCGCGTCTCGAATTCGCGCGGCCTGATCCATAAACTCTGTGGAGTTTTGAGCGGCGCGTTGGCGGCTATAAATCTCCGGATAATCCAGATCGTCCGCGACCGTCATTTCAAACATTTCCCGAACTTCGGAAAGAACAATTCGAACCGGATTCGAATCGGTTTGAAAATCATCGTTCGAAGAATCCAAAACAAGATCACCGAACGAAACCGGATCATTTGCAAAATCGACCATCAGGTGCCTGCCTTCGGTTTGCTGGAAACCGCCGGGCCGACTGGGGTATCAGTGTAATCGGTAAGGTGAGTAGAGAGACCTACGGATGCTGACGTTCCCGAAAACGCAGTTACTTCCATCTTTGCGTCTACTTTTCCGCTGGTTTTGAAGTTTCCCTTTTGTTCCACGTCACCTATAATCGTGAACTTTTGCCCACCCAAATCAAGCAAAAATCCTGTCGGAGTAATGGAAACCTTGATTAGATTATTGAAATTTACGAATGCTTGATCGTTTGAAATATTAATCTCGACAGTATCGGCAACTTTCGTTTTGATTTCGTCGACCTTTTCAAACGCGAAAGCAGTGTATCGTTCCGCTTTATTGTTTCGCGCAACGAGAAGACATTTTGAACCTTCTCTCGGAATGACCGGATCTATCCAAGTTACGTCGTTTCGGAAAATGTCACCAACTTTTACCTTGAGCGTCTTGTTCACCTTGTCCACAGATTCTATGGTTCCGCTTTCCGGCCAATACATTGGAAATCCAAGTTTCCAGGCTTTTACGACAAGATCGACTAACGATTGTTTTTTCATGGTTGCGGTCCAGTATAATCATTTCGGAATTTGGATTCGTTTTTAGGTTTTTTTGAACCAGACTTCTTCGGAGGTTCGAAGAAAAATCCGGGGTGGATCTCTTGACGATATCCGCCGATTCCGAACGTTTTTGTCACTTTCTCTACAAAAGATTTCGCAGTTCTCGAAGGTTCGTTCGGATCGATTACGTGGATGACTTGCGAGTGAGTGACCGGCGGATATCCGAACGTTACAAATTTTCCGTTATATCCGGACCCACAGTGTTCTAAGAAAAGTTCTTTCGCTCTTTTTTCCGCACCCGCTTTATCAAGTCCATCGACTTCGAAGAATCTTTCTTCTCCTGTTCCATACGATCCTTTGTATGTTGTCCCCGTTTTCGGGTTCTCACCTCGCACTGTGATTTTGATTTCTTTCTTTTCTCTTGCTATGAGTTCGTCTTGAATTATGTTGAAACCAACTCGAAACGCCGGAAAGTTTCCAGAAGGATTGGAAGATCCAGATGCGGAAGTATTTTGCGTTTTCTGGATCTTTTTGTTCTTCGTTTTCTCGAAAAGGTTTGGATGAACCAATGCCTTTTGAACAACAAGTTTCCAATCGTGAAAAAAAACATCCACACCAAGCGTTTCCTTTAACCGTGAAAGAGCATATCGCGCCGACTTTCCAGCACATTCAAGACTAATAATTGGAATATCTGAATCGCGAATTAGAATCGATACGTCAGTTTTTATCTGAGGATGAATACAATCGTTTAAAAATGAAAGCAGTGATTCGTTGCTATAACTTCTTGTCATAGTCTTTCGTTGGCAGAAAAAAAACGGGTCAACACATTTGATTGATAATGGAACGTTTTGACTGACTTCTAAAACGTAACCGCAGAACTCGGGAAAAAGTCCATATTGTTTGTAACCGGCTTTCCATTCGACTTTCGCAAATTTCTGAATCGAATCCTTTTTCAAATTTCTGTATTTCGGAAGTTTAATATTCAAAACATCGGTCGGAATTTCCCTTGAGGATTCGAGAACCACTTCCGACACAACCGGGAACTTGAGTCCGCCTATGCTCAATTCTTGTTCTAAGACGAGCATTTACATCATTCTCCTTTTTGCATTTACCAAATCTGATTTTTCTATCAGAGAGGGAATGAATAGAACGGAACCTATATTTTCATAAGGTTGGAGATTTTCGTTTGCGTCTCGAATCCTTCCGGAAAAATGTTCCGTTCCATAATAGGAGAGACTCAAACTTTCGTACGTATCACCGTCAAGGATTGTATGATTTATATCGTCGGTTCGGGGAATTGGGATTTCGATTTGAACTCCGACTGGAAGGGATTTCCAACTGCTGAGGTGTGGGTTTGAATCAAAGATCAGTCTCCAAATTTCCCACCTGCCATAATATCTTGCCGCAAGACGTTGTAGTGTATCGTTTGGTTTGAGAACATAGAAAGAATTCATATAGAGGATTCCACGATCGAACGTTTCGCTTCTAAAGAAGCTTGATCCAAATCAATGTCATTGTCACTCAAGAAAACAAACGTTACAGGTTGGCTGTATTGAATGGTTGCGTTCGAAACTTGAATCGATTTGAATACTACATTCTTAATTCCTAATGCATTCAGAAGGGAATGAGTGAGTCCGATAGATTCTGTGTTCTCCCAAATTCTTCGTATTTCTTTTACCTGCTGAATCATCGTCTTGATTAAGGGGTTGGAAGGGGCCGCAAGTAATCCGGCTCCATACACAGCCGCCAGTAAAGTGGTTTCAATCGTGATTGTCCAATCGTCTTGACCGGTGAGTTCTTTTACTGTTCCGGATCCTCCGGGAATCGCTGTTAAAACGATTCTCTTCTCCTTCCGCAAGGTGAATTTTGTTCCGGAAGGGAATTCATAATCCGTTAGAATTCCTGGACTGATTACAAGTCGATCAGTGTCCCCGGTAATGATCTCCGGAGGAATGTAACCTGCTGGTGCAATTGGCGGTGTTATTCCTCCGATCATGCTGGAACTTCCTCATACCGGTCGAGTTCATCAAAGAGCGCATCCGCTAAGATTTCTCCAATCTGACGTTTGTTTTCTTTCCCGCCTCCGATGACGAGTTGTCCGATTAAACTTCCGATGCTGATTGTAGATCCGTTCTTTCCGGGGAGAATACCGCCTTCCTTTTCACCTGATTCTTCTTTCAATCTGCGGATGATTCCTTTTTCGGGATTCAAAACTTCGTTGAATCGTTGCATCACCGGTTTTAGACGGGGTGTTTCTGTTTCTATTCCGGATACGTATGTCGAGACGAAGGATCTTCCAAAATGACTGGTTTTTGATAGAGGGCCCTCTTTCGCATCCGATTTATTGAGAGTCGGAGTTACTCCACGATTGAACAAATCTATCGCACCGTTCTTTAAAGTGGCAACCCCTGAAAGCATTCCATCTTTAAAGGTATCCACAAATTTGAGTCCGTAGTCTTTCGCTGTTTCAACTTTCTGATCGAATGAACTTGCTACATCGATCATTGTTGTTGCAAGAAATGCTTTCCTCTGTTTCATTCCCAAAGCGAACGTATCCACAAACGCGGCACCGCTTCCGGTTAAATTGGATAGCGGTCCTTCATCCGCATTCGAGTGAGGTAAAAATCGAGCAATCACACTCATCACGTTATTCACTGTAGTTTTTAAATCGCTAATTGAATCTAAGATTCCGAGACCGAACGCTTCAAACAAACTCAATCCGGACTCTTTCATCCGATTACGAATATTCCCAATTACATTACTGAGCGCGGACCAGATTAAACTTCCGAGGCCCAAGAACGGATTTACAAACGCTAATATTAGAGCTTCCTTAATTCCATACGGGAGTGAGTGAAACGCATCTACGACTTGAGAAACAAATCCGGTTACAAAATTCTTGAGCGTATCCCAGTGAGCTATGATGAGAGCCGGAACCGCTATCATCCAGGTTACGGGTAATGTGAGTAAAGCGAGACCATATACCAGACCCTTAACCCAAGAAGGAGAATCACTCCACATTGATTTGATCTGTGCGCCTGCGGATATGATTCCATCCCAAATGTTCATTAGAAAATCCTTGATCGTAGACCAATGCTCGTGGATCAACAGAGGAATCCCGATAAAGGGAAGAAAACCAGCTACAAGAAGTTTGACGAACCCTCCAAGACCCGCCCAAGTTTCTGTGATCCAAGTCCAGGCACCAACCGCCGCCGTTTTGATCTCATCCCAATAAGTTATAAGGAGTGAGATTCCGGCGATCGCGGCGACAACCCCGATCACGATCCAACCGAGCGGATTCGAAACAAGACCAAGATTCATCGCAACGGAGAGCGCGGTCCAAGCTCCTTTCAAAACGAGAAATGCACCGGCTCCGAGAGCGGCGGCTGTTGTGAGCATCAGAAACGTTCCGGCAAACTCCGCAAGTCTCGGATTCTCTTTTAGAAAATCGTTTACGATCGAAAGTCCATTCGCAAAAAGCGAAACGACTGTCTTGAGACCGGAATCTTCGATTCCTTTTCCAAGGATTTTTTGAAAGTTCTCCCAACCTTCTGAGACACGTTTCATTTGAGTTGGAAGAGATTCGAGATTTGCTTGTTTTGCGATTTCTAGATAACGATAATCTTTGTTTTTACTGAGTTCTACAATTTCATGTATTTTATCTCCTAATTCGTCTGTCTTTGGTAGGAGAGTATTGATAAATTGTACGGCCTCATCGGAACCATACGCTTTTTTTATGATGTCCAACTCCCCTATATCCAAGGAGTTCCCAAATTTTTTACGAAGTTCTGCGAGTTGCTCTGACGTGTTTTTTAGTTTTCCATTCGCGTTGTATGCGTTCAGACCCAGTTTACTAAAACCTTCATTTAAATGAGTTAGATATGATTTCCAGGACGTTCCCGCCACACCTGGGTCCATCGTGTTTAACAACATACCCAAAACAGCTGATTCTTCCTCAAGAGATATTTTTAGTGATGCCGCAGTCGAACCAATGCTCTTCATCGCTTGCTCGATTGTTTGACCGTCCGCGCGGTAAACATTTGCAGCCCACGCAATATCATTCGCTATATTTTTACCAAACTCCACATTGTCCATATCGGAGTATAGATGTTTGAATTGATGAAATGTCATTCCGAAGAGTTTTGACATTCCCTCAAAATTCCCTTTTGTTGCTATCGCGGCGTCTAAAACAGATTGTGTAAAATCTACTATTTCGGTTCCGTTTAAATCACTAACAGCCGATTTTAGATCATAGATACCAGTTAATATTGTATCGGTCGATTCTCCCATCCCCGACGACATTGAATATGCTGCTTTCGTTATATTATCAACTTCTTTCGAAGCTAAGCCGAGAGACTTGAGGTTTCCCTCCAGTTTTGATGTTTCCATTCGGGCATTGACAAAACTCATTGTGAGAGATCCGACGGCCAATCCGGCTCCGAGAAGCGCGCCGCCAACTTTCATGTTGTTGATAGCGCCCTCCATTTTCACGACATCCGAGTGTGTTTCTCCCAATTTTTTACGCATGGCGTCCCACTTGTCGTTAATTTCGTCGAGTTTGTTTGACGCTAAGTCGCGTAGAGTAATCACTACTCCGAGTTCAAAAATTGAGCTGTCCATGATTCCTCTCCTTTTCTTATTCCCCGTTAAACGCTCTTACGATTGCGCGGGCCATCGTATTGATTTCAATTTCCCGAATGTATTCCAATTCTGCGGCAAGTCGAATTTCAAATTGATCCCTTTCATCCCCGTCTTCTGGATATTCAAATTTCCGTCCAGGAAAATAGTGCATGGATAGAACTTCCAACGCACCAATTCCTTGTCGAAGTTCGCGAAGACGTTCGCCTACAGCTTTTTTGCGGTAACCTCTTTGATGGTAGCAGTCAACTCAAGAAGCTTGTTACTGAGCGGGAGAAATATCCCTGGAGAATCCTGCGCCCATTCGTTCAAAACTTCGGTAGGAGGATACAAACAACACTGACCAACAAGCCGGTGAGCGACGTCGATTTGCTTTTCTTTTCTGGACTTTTCTAGTGTTTCTTCTACTTGAGTTTTGTTGGGAACTCGACAGATGATCTTTCTGTCTTCACCGACATCCAGCAAATGCAGCCCCCCTTTGCCAACGAAATGAAGTTTCATTTCCTCGATTGCGTTTTTGTGTTCAGAAAGGAAATCATCATCGATGCTTTTATAGGGGTTAGGAAGTTTCCCAACCGCTTCTTTGAGTTCCGGAATCGAGTCTACTAATTGGTTCATATGGTTTTCCTTATATTCTAAATTTAGAAACTCTTAAGTAGTTTTTTTTCTGTCTTTACGCAAACGTGATGACCGGAATCGAGAGAAGCGCAAGTTCCAACGGAACCGCGATCGCCCCCGAGTTTCCGGACTTGATATCCGCGTTGTATTTTGTGATTTTTACCGCCGGAGCGATGTATTTAAAATCGGGTCGCCCTTCCGCCGTCAAAATCGCGGTGAGCGGCGCAGGCGGAAGTTTTTCGATCAGTCCGCCGTACGGTGCCGCGAGTAAAACCAAACGATCCAACTCTTCGAAATAAATTTCAGCGGAAAGAGTTCGTTTGTAGTTCTTTGTGGTGTATCCCACGACCTCACCCGATTTTCCGTAGGTGAGTTCGATCTCGACGGCATGCTCGAATTTGAACGACGAAAAGTTAACCAGGTCGTAACCGAACAATTTAAACTCAAGACCGGTGAAGCTATAGTTTTCCTTTACTACTTCTAATGCCATTTTCTAATCTCCTATTTTTGTGTTGCGAAGGAAGTTTCCCACTCGATCGCTTGGGTTCGATTGCTTACGAACATTCTACATTTCGCTCTCAGAATCCGATCCACTTTGAACGTTTTGTTCGGATCTAAGACGATCTCGTGTCCGGAAATTTCCTTTCTTCCGGGCGCTTCCATCTCTGCGGAGATTTTGGAATCGATGTAGGTTTTGAGATAATCGAGACCGCCGGAACCGGAATCGACTTCCGTATCCATATTCAGGAATTGAAGAGATTCGCGGTAAAGAATGCGGTGCATCTTGTCCGCACGTCTTCTCTCGGGCAGTTCTTTGAAATCGGAAGAGCTGACCGCTTTGATCTTGTCGCGTGCTACGAAAATCCCTTCGTAGTCATCGTATTCTTTAAGGACCATAAGACCCATGTCGTGTAACAGATCCATGTAGTCTCTGTATCCCTCGTTCCAATAACGGACCTCGGAGAAAGTTAAAGACCGCATGTCTTTCACATAACCGATCGAAACGTTAACCGGAGCTGCGGCGATTTTTGCGGTCGCCATGGTCGCGAAGTTTCTCCATTCTCCCATTGTGTTTCCGGCTGATTTCACTGCGGAAAATCCACCGGCGGCTTTGACTCCACCCGGAATGTAGCGAGCTTCTCCGACGGCTATCATCACTCTTCCTTTCGGAGACGAGAACGGATCGAATTCGTCTTGGATGTATTGGGAATACTGTGGAACGGTTTCCGAATCATTCTTTCCGCGAGCTTCGAGGATGATAAAGGAAGGGAGGTGATGCAGGGTTTCCATCTCTTCCAAAATCGCGTTGCACGACATCGCAAAAGCTCGCGTTGCAGGACCGAGAACGTGAATCCAGTAGGACCGGTATTCTCTTTTCAGTGTTTCGACTGCGGTAAGTCGGGACGCGGTGGATGCAGTCGGTCCCGAAATCGGAAACGTATACGTGTCACCCGAAACAAATGTGTTTGTTGGAGTGGACGCATTCACGAAAGTTGCCGTAACTCCAACATCGAGAGAGATCGGAGAACCGGAAGCGGGCGTTATGATCGGAGACGAAAAGTTTTCTCCACCGTCTGTAGACTTACGGTATTCTGCGGTTCCGTGTGCGCCCGATTTTGTGATTTTCAGAACAACGTTTCTGTTACCTAATGGAGTTCCAGCAATTGTCGGAAGAGCAGCTAAACCAGTGCCGGTTTTCGTCGGAGTTCCGACAATTCCAGCGATGTCGCTCTCGGGACGAACACAAAGAACCGGAACCGGTTTTTGTCCGTTCGATTCGTCGAACTCTTCAAAAAATTGTTCGAGAGATCGTACAAGTTCGCCTCGACCAAACACGTCCCGCGCCTGTGGTGCGTTATTGATTATGTAAATTCGATTTGCGTCTCCCGTTTCTGCGGTTCCTACTTTGGAACCGACACGATCCGGTTTTACGTCGCTAAAGTTGATTCCACCGTCTTGGTGATATGTGGAAACATCGCCTGTTGCCATTCGTTCGCTCCTGTTTTCGGAGCGAGTAAGTAGATTTTATCGCGCGTTATCCGCGCTCTTTATTTTTTTTCGTCGGCGGAGACAACTTCTTTTGGTGTCCGCGCTTTGACAAGTCCTTCATCGGAAAGTTTGAGTCCTTTCGCTTGACTGAAACTTTGTCTCGGATCTGCATCACTTACTTTTTCGAGCGAAGACCCATCCGTTTTTACTCCCGCGAATTCTTGAAAAGTCGCAGTCAGATAATCTTCCTCTATATCACTTTCCGGATCAAGTCGTAAATGTTCTTTGAATCCTACCGCAAGTGCCGGCCTGATTTTGTGTTTTTGAATAAACTCGTCTGCTTTCATAATTCCTCCGAACTTACTATTTCCGTTGGCTCCTCGATTTCAAAAGTTCCCGAAGCCAACGTAGGAACTTGCTCCACTTCAAAAATTCCGTCTTCGAAAATCACTTCCAGGTAAATCTTGTAGAGACTCAAACGTTCCGCTGGATCGGTAACGAGAGCGGTTTTTCCCGGCCGGATTTCTACGGTTGCACCTTGCGTGGTAGCATAACGTTCATTTTTTGCGATATAGATCAGGGCTTGATCTACGATTCCGGAATCAATTGGACTGCCTGTAAAATCTCCTTTGGAAAGAAGATCTTGCTTCACATTGTTTAACCAGAAATTCAAAACGTATTTGTATTCCTGTTTGTAATGCTCCTTCAGGTATTGAAGATTTTTTACTCCGTCGATCATCGTAGGTTCGAGTCGCTCGGTTCTTCGTCCGTTTCGTTCCGGTTGATTCGGAGAATGTTCGACGACACAAAACGGAACCAATTCCTGAAACTTGTCATCCGGCGGATGAACTTCGAAAATCCGATCGTTCGGAATGAGTTGACGCGGTTCCGTTTCGGGTGGTTCCGGACTCGCTTGAATCGACCGAATCAAATTCTTTAGGTATTTGATATGTCCGATTTTCATTGTTTCATAAACTCCCGCATTCCGTTTTTGTAATTCTCTTTGAACTGTTCGTACCCTTCTTCGATGGAAGGTCCGAGAACCGGACGCGCAGGAATTCCACCAGCTTCATATCCGAACTCGTGGGCTCTCGCGTATTTAGCGTTCGTTCCGACTACAGCCTCGTATTTTCCGAAAGTCGCCACTTCGAAACTTCTCCACAAGTCTTCCGATTTACTCTTATCACCCTCAATTAAAAATCTTGGATCGAATCCTTTTTTGGCCTTTCTGGCAATCGTCTCCGGATGCAACGCTTCATATTGAGAAACGTATTTTTGATCTCGAAAACCCTTCGTAATGAGTGCCTGTAAAAGATATGCGTTTTTGATATTAGCCTTACCAATACAAGATTGAAGTCTGTCGGTTGCGTTTTGAAACAAATTCTTCAAGTTATCGTTATACGAAATTCCGCTCATCTTAAAAAAACCTGATTTCCTTTTTCCGGCAGATTCAAACCGATCACAATCACGGAAAAGTTTCCACTTTGTTTCCCCGGTAAAAACTTTTCAATCCTCCACGCGAATTTCGCATGTTCGTCGGTGATAACCGTATCTAACGGAATCGATCCACGAAACATCCGACAATTTTGATCGATTTGGTCCGCGATTGACTCGATATCATCGAAAAGAATTTCCGCAATCGCATCGTAACCTTGTCTTTCTCCTCCCGTTCCTTTGGTTTCCGTTTGAGTATTGAAATCAAAATATCCTCGAACACTTTTCAATCGAGTCCAGTTTGTTTTTCGAAACGAGTTTAACTCGTTGTCACCGACCGCAGTTTCCAGACTCGATTTTAAGATCGTGAAATCTGCATTTGTGTGTTTTAGATATGAACGCCTTAACATTCCTTCTACACTCATGCAAATATCGACCCCGGTTCAGGCGATCTTCCGAAAAGAGTTACATACGCCCGATTTCGAAATGAGGCGGCTTTATCGCCACGCTCTTCCGAGGACAGTTTTTGCATCTTTCTACGTTCTCCATTCTGACCGCCTACTTGGAATTCCATAGGGTCAACGACGTCTAACAGTCCATGTTCCTCGATGATTTCCGCTTTTACCAAAAGGACTTCCGCTCTCCGAAGCTCCCGCGGAAAAGGAGCTGCCGGAACGGAATAGCGCCAACTTTGAATGAGTTTCAACGCGTTATCCGCAACCGATTCCAAAAACTCCTCGAATTCTGTTTTGTCGGTTGTGAGTTTTACGGAATCGTTCATATCCAGGTCAGAGGGTTTTACTCCGACGAGCGCTTTGAGGTCAGATAACACGTTGATCATTTTCTCAGTTCTCCTTACGCCTTCTTTTTAACGTGCGCGGCACCGTTTAGTAGCTTCGAAAACCCGAAGTTCAGACTGATTGCCACTTTTTTCATTCCCTGATCAATGATGGAAGCGGTATCTACGAGAGAAGAATTCGCTTCTTCGTAATAAGCCAAACAAGAGCTTTTCTCATACGCTATGATCGTGTCATCTGGAATCGAGGGATGAACTTTCCAAGTGCAACCGAAGAAAGGCACAAATTCGCCAGTAGAAATAAACTTCTCGGAAATATTCAAAGTCTGGAATGATTTGAAATTGTTTTCGTCAGTCAATATCTTCAGAAGCATCGCTTTATTCAATACGATGTGAGTCGCCTCATGCCCGTTGCCGAATTGATTATACAAAAGATCGATCAAATCTTTCTGATTAAAAACAGTTCCGGAAATATTCGTCGTCTGTGCGGCGGAACCAATATTTCCGTCTCCGTCTACAATGGTTTTCAATCCCTTTTGCGCCATTTGTCTGGAGATTTGAAACCCTACACGTTGAAAAAAGATACTCATGATATCCACGCTGGAACGTCTCAAGGATTCACCAGTGATATTCAACGCAATGGCCACTTTCTCAGTTGTTCCAGGAACATCCTTAGTAGAAATTGTCCCCGTCGGATACTGTGCAGTTTCTACAACTTTACTTGGTTTTGTTTTTTCTTTATCAAAATCCAGGCCGACTTGATCGAACGAGGATTGTGGAATCGTTTGGGAAGAAGCCTTTAAATCCTCCACAGTCAAATCCATTTTTCCTAATTTCATTCCAGCCTGGATGTTTTTGTTGATATACGCAGGAAAAAGAATCTTCGTTTCTTCCGTCTTGTAGAAATCATTGACCAGGGTCGCGGAGTCGTTCGGATTCAGACCGTATGCTAACAGCTGACGATCAATAGAATCGATCTTTAGCGCATTCGAATTTGGATCTGGATTAAATCCAGATTTTTCCTCTCTACGATTTAGAACCTGCTCTACGGTTCTACCTGTTCGTTTTGCTTCCTCGTAGATATCGATATCGAACTCTACTTTTTTGATCTCTGCTTTCGGAATTTTCAGATTCCGCTTTGTAGGAAAAAGGAATCCGGCTGTTGCAAGTCCTAATCCTCCGCGAATGCTAAATTCACCGGTCTCGATAAAAAGACCTAACGTTTCGACTTCGATTCCCGAAAATAATTTTTGAGTTCCGAGTAATACTATCAAACCCAAAAGAATATATGCAAATTTTTTCATGTTTTTTCCTTATCCTTTAATGAAGAAAACTATACCGTCTTTTACAGACAAAATGAGGTATGTTTTTCCACCTGGATCTTTCTTTACTTTTCCGTCGGCGTCTGCCGCTAACATATCGTTACCCGATGGTGCTGGCCCAGAAAATGGAAGACTGAAAACGCCGTCTATTTTTACCGCAACCAAATCTTTTTCGATTTTGATAATCTCACCATCAAACTTATTGCCATTTGCGCATAACGAAACGGTCATATCTCCCGAAACGCAACAGACTTTTCCTACGTCACTTTTCGTCAGTCCAGAATGTTTAAACGTATAGATTTCCGGAACTCTAAGCCCGGATGGATCAACACTAAAAGGTTCTTCGATCATTGTATTTCTCCTTAAACTTCGAAGTAATCGAAAGTCTCTTCGTGAGTCGATACCCCGGATGCTCTCGATTTATTTCCGAGTTCATCGGTACGAATCGGAAACTTTTCGTTCAACTTAATCCCGTATTGATGAGCGAGAGCTTTGAGCTGTTTTAAGTCTGCGTTCTCTATCATCTCTTCGATTGTCTCGTCCGCTTTCCCGTTTACGAATAAACGATATGCTTTCAAGACTTCACGCCGATTATCGTCGAGAATTTTTTTCGGTTCTTCCAAGAGTTCTTCTAATGTCGCGACGTTCGATTCATGATCGAACCCCGCAGGGAAACTTTCTTGATTCGTGAGTCTTGCATAGGAATTGAGAGAAGTCTTTAGTTTCGAAATTTCAGAGCCCGCTTTTTGCAAGACGACCTCGTATTGTTCCGAAGACAACTCTACTTCCTCGCCCTGTTTTACCAGACCGAGAGATTCCAACGAAAGACCCAATGCCGCAAGTAGTTTGGCTTTGAGTTTCATATTTTCCTCCGTTTGTGGTTTTGCCTCCCCCGGTTCGGACGAGGTTTGTTCAAAATGATTCAGCAATAATTTTTTGGCGTTCGGGTCCGCGCCAGCACACACAATAGAAACCTCAGAAACCGCGATGATTTTGGTGATGACCAAACGCACAACGGAACCTTCGATTTCTTCACCAAGGTGCCAGTAGAAGTTTTCTAAATTTGGATGAGACTTGATATATGTGTATTGGATTCCGACGGAACAAGAATCCAAAATTGGTGGATCGGTTTCTAACCGATCGATGATGGATGAAGCAAATTTTTTAAAGAACCTGAATCTGCCGTTGACTCCTTCGTTATCTTTTTCATCGCTCCAAGTTGGGTCGATGACTGCGCCAATAGAATTTTCTACAAATGTTTCATGATCTTTGTAAATCTTCGTTGCGAACAGAGACGTTGCATTTTTTAGAACATTATCTTTTGTAAAATCGAGTGCATAACATTCAATGAAGGCCTTAGACAACATTCTGAAATCGTGTTCAACATACGGTTGATCAGGGGAAGTTGGCCCTTTTGGAACAGTCGGAGTAGATAATTTTCCACCACCGGATAGAACAGCTCCAGAAGCAAATAATACAACGGAGCCTTGACCGGAACAATTTAGTCTAACGCCATTATCAAGTGTTGCCCAACCGTGAGAGTCGTATTGGAGTTGTTTCTTTTCTGTCTTTTTAGTTGCCATTGCTTCCACTCAAAGGAAGCGATCAGTAGTTTTTGGCGGATATCCCCGCTCTTTTTATTTGTAGTATAACTCTTTGGCGATTTCTCGCACATGCTCGGGAAGTTTTTCCAAAGGATATTTTCCTGAAGAAATTTCGTCCGGGAAAAATCTCCACGAACTTTCAGACAAATCCATTCCACCGAATAGGTGAGACAGTAACGAAAATTTACGAACCAGATTCGCGTCGCAATCTTCAAACTTTCCATCTATCTCGTCGAGGATTTGGACAATCATTTCTTGCTCTTCGACGCTACCACCTTCGACGGTTTCGATCAGTTTCAAAATTCGCTCGCGTTTCATGTGACCTTCAATAAAGAATCCGTAATGCTTTCTATCTCCAGCAAAAAGAGATTTTCGATCTCGAAAGTTTCCGCATTTACCGGAACGAAAAATTTTCCTCCGTCTTTTTGATCTTGAACAAAACCAAATTTGAAAGACTTAGATTTCGTCTTTTTATCTTCCATCGAATACGCATACAGTGTATTGAAGTTTTTCAAAACATCAATGGCCTTAGATGCGTATATGGCCTCTGTTTTTCCAAATATACCCGAATTTCCGTCCGCAACTCGTTTTTTCCAACTGGTCTTCAACCTGTCCGAGTTCCAAACTGCGTTTCCTTGGAGCGACGAAATTTTATTCAGAAGTTCCTCTTGTTCGAGACCACTTAAGCTTTTCTTTCTCACTTCATTTCTATTTTTTGCTCTCTCCATAGGATTTAATGGACTTTCAATTTTCCCCGCCAAGGGAGTCTGTCCGCTTTCAGTAATCCGATTAATAACCGATTTCACAAACGTTACGATCGTTGTCCGACACTTAAAATGAAACGGCGGACACTTTACCGCGAGAGTTTTCAAAATTTCCGAGGATTTCATTCCTGGAAAATCTTTGATTTCCTTTGCGGTTGGAGGACGATATTTGTTCCAAAAATTCTCGTCTACCAGAGTGCTGATGAACTCCTCAACGAAGTCGCTCATTTCCGAAACCTGGAATTTACGTCCGTTCAGTTCTCTGCAAATTGGAGAAGTCTTCGCATCCATAATCGCGACAATTTCCACTTCCGCAATTCCGAGTATGTGCATCCGCTGAATTCTGGAAAAATTCTGAGACGTATATATTTTGTTTCGAAAAATGTCGTCGATTCTCTCGGTAATTTTTTTGTTTTCAAGATCCACTCCGAGTTTCTCTTTCAGTTTTTTTAGTGCTTCGGTTTTTGTTTTACTTCCATCCAATACGGAACGAATCGATTCTTCAAAAACGGTTCGTTGCGAGTTAAAAAGTTTTCCGTAGTCCGCGTTGTTTAATCGTCCGAAAAAATCGATCGCGTCCTGATTGATTCGAGGCGCGACATCCTTTACACCGACTTCATACGCTTGTCCCAGTTTCCACGCTTCGCGTGTAAATTCTTCGACTTGAGCCCGAGTTAAATCCGGAAATTTGTCCCCCATCTCGCGGACAATGTAGTCTGTGATTACCTTTACCGCGTCATCCGAATCGAGTTCGAATTTGATTCCACTCAGAACTTCTTTAACTTTTTCTTCGTAGGAATGGAAAATTTTCTTTAAGCCACGATTGATGACCTCCTCTAACTGTTTCTCTTCCTCCTCATTCCACTTTCCTAATGTTTGCGTCCGCGTTGTATCGGAACAACATTGGTCTGAGAGCCCTTTTTTTTTTGGAACTTTCCTGCAAGTTCCTCATCATTTTCATCGGATGATGTAAAATCGGGTTCTGAACTACCACCGGTCTCCGTTTCATTGCGTTTTAAACGGTGTTCATAGGTGTTCACGAGGGCTTTCCCTCCTGAGATAGGGGGTTCGATGCCCAAAGCCCTTAAAAACGCGCCTAACGCGTTCGTTGAAACCCCCTTTCCGGAAGCCTTTTCAAGGCCGTGCTCTTTTGCGAGAGTATCCAGATCTATAACTCCCTCGTTATACAATGAAATCAGTCGTTCGGTTCGAATCTTGTCGGCTTCTTCATTCGTTTTACGGGCAAGCGCATCATCCTCGGGATTTAAAGGTCGGCCTTCTTTCCAAGTAGCCCGCAATCGAGTGAAACGATACCCCTTCATTCTCAAATGTAAGGTCAAAGTTTTCTCAAGGAAGTTCTTCACCGGATGACGGATATTTTCTCCTTTCATCAGAAAAAGTTTACTCGAAACTTTCGCGTAGGTTTCCGTGACACTCGTGGGTCGTCCGAGAATAAAAAGATCCGTGTCCATTCCGGAGGAAAGTTGTTCCTCAATAACTTGCATCACGTCGCGGAGACCGGACGATTTTTCAGACGCGATCGAATGATGATCGATCTTTGTTCCTTCCGATCCGACAAGAAGTCCGGATTCGATTGATTTTTCGATTTCCTTCGCGGATTTTTGTAAAAACTCTTTTTGAAGAGTTTGAATGTTTTTCAGATCTGTTCCGGGAGGAGGTCTGAATTTCGACATGACAACGGAAAGAAACCCTAAGAGCGACCACTTGTTTGTGGACTTTTCAAGATTTTCCATTCCGCGAGACTGAGAATACATCGACTTAATCGCCGCGATCGCAGGAGGAATTCCGTAGGGACTATCCTCATCGGTTTCAAGAGGTTCGTACGTATAGATTTCTTCGTTTAAGGCCAGTTGGTTTCCGTTTTCTAAATTCTGATAGGGTGCGAATCGATATCGAACTCCGCCGTTTTTTCCTTCCATTTTTTCCTTCTTAAAACGGACTTTGGAAACGGGTATGAGTTGAACCGTCTCGATCGAATCCATTTCGAAGGACGGGACCGCCTCCGCAGACAAAACTCCGGTGATCGCGGTTTGTCTTAAAAGTTTATTCGTGATCCCAGGTAGTGAGTCAAACCACGCGTCGATTTCGTTCAAGGCCGCATCAATTGCGTTTTGACTCGCACCTTCCAATTCCCATCTGAATCCGGTGTTTGTAAGGAAGATCGTTCGTTTCAGAGATTGATTGAAATCCGGATTGATGAGAGCAAACTTGGAAAGGACCGGAAACATTTCGAACGGATAATTCGGAGTTACCTCGTCGACATATTTGGTAACCTCTTTCGTCGTTTGACTAAAGGACTTCTTGGGATCGGAACCGACAGCAACGCTTGTCTTTTTATCACGAAAACGATCTAAGAATGTTTCCATTCGATCTAAAAAATTCATGGCGCCCCCAACTCGAAAGCCAGACGCAACGAATTTAACGCCATACCAAAGTGATTTGGAACCTTTTTCTTAAACGAATATTTCGGTTTTCCGTTTTCATCTTCTCCGCGTTCTTTGATAAGCATTTTTAGATGTAAGTCTAACTCCTCAGCAAGTTCCAAGTCATAACCGGAAAGACGTGATTTATCCGGAAAGAGAAAGAGTCCGTTCTTAATCGCATCCACTGTGTCTTGAAGTGACTCATCGCGATTGACATTCACGACTTGAATGCCTTCCGATTCATCTTCCGAAACCAAAGACTCGTCCTGAGTTGAAAATCGTTTGGAAAAATACTGAATCCGAATGTAATCGCTGTATCTTCTTGCGGTTCTCACCGACCAATTTTTGTTCGGCATCGCATCGAGGATTCCGGAATATACTTTAAACTTCTCGATCGCACGATTGATTTCCGATTCATTGAGAACTGAAAATTTTGCCGGATATATTTTAATTCGGTTATCTGACGTGTGTTCCCCGAAAAGCATGTGGACCGTATCCCCTTGGTCGGCGCCCATGTAAGTGAACGAATCCACTCCCTCGGGAATTCCGTGGTCGCCTCGCATCGAATCCAGTAAACTTTGAGTTACCGGTTTTTCATCATCCGTAGAATACGGCCAACCCACTACAGAAATGAAATAGTTCTTCTTCTTGATGGAAGTAGTCGCTTCTTTCCATCTGTTATAATGTTGTTCCGGTGTTTTAATCGTATTGAAAAATTGAGCGACTTGAACACCGGTATTTTGATGTTTCGGAAATGCGGGAACATACGTTCCTTTTTGCGGATTCAAAGCGGCACCACATTTGCAAGCAAAAACAACTTTAGAAATCTTCCCGATCTTTACGCCAAAAATTGATCCAGGCTCGTCAATGAAACGTTGAACGAGATTATTCCATTCGTTACATGTCTCGCATTTGATTAGCCACCAACATTGATTCGAGTTTTTCCACTCTGCGTGAATTCCAAAATCTTCAAAGGACGGCTGAGAAATCACACGACTTAAAGCCAGTTTCGAATGATCTAAACGGTCGTTTGCAAATTCAGCATGTTCCTGATTTTGTTCGTCGAATTCATCGAGATAGTTTATATCCGAGTCGAACGTTTTTACCTGCTTTAATGTTTCCGTCGCGCGAAACGCGAGCGTGGATTCCAGATATTTCAACAGCTGGACGTTCTTGATTGAGTCCGTTTGATCGACATTTTTTTTGATATGAGGCGAGATATTGATCATATCGTTCACTCTATCTTGAACGAAGATTTTCATATTACCCGCGTCAGGAAAAAACCACGCCAATTTTAAAGACCCTTTTTCAGCCCTCCAAAATGATTCTGCGATGAGTAACGTAGAAAGAGCGACTTGCCCGCCCTTCAAGGCCAAAAATCGTTTCGTGTTTTCGAGTTTCTTGGCGATTTCTTTTAGATACGCATGGCCTTCAAAAGAATAACGAGAAACTCCGTCCGAACTTCGAACATATACCTTTGCAAGGAGATATTCTATAAAAGAAGTATTGGAGAATGATCTTTCTCCCTTATCAATTAACTGTTGAATGAATTCCTGTTGTTTCGCCGAACTCATGAACGTTTTTCCGTCAATGCCTTCGGTTCTTCGATGATTGTTCCCTGAACTTCTTTGGCGTTAGTCCATTCCGAATGCCATGCTAATAGATTCTTTTGATGAATTCCCCATTCTTCACTAATCGATTTCTTCGTCTTCGGACCTTTCATAAAAAGATCGAGCAACGTATCCGCCGCACGTATTAAATCAATAGAGCCGGAATCCGCGTTTTCAAGCTGAATTTGATTACTCGCAAACTTACTCCAAAGATATCCGAGTTGTACCGGATCTTTCGCTATTCCGATCATAGAACCGGCTTCCGATAAAAACGCATTCCGAACGGCTTGCATCATCATCGCGTTATCTGTTTTTATTTTGGAACGCATATCGGACGTCTGTTCCTGAATTTTCAAACGCGTTACACGATTTACCTCATCGCGAGAATCAAACCAATTTTTTCCGGATTGGTCTTTCGCTTCTGCCCAACTGCGTATCGTGTTCGCCGAAATTTTCGGGAACTCCGGTTTTAGAACCGCTTCAATTTGTTCCGCGTTTTTTCCGATGAGGAACAGGGTGTAGGCGCGGTGTTTTACGTTTTCAGAATACGCCATCCTATTCCTTCACGTCCTCCAGGTATAGAATCGTAGGAACACCAAAATCAAACAGTAGATTCAATTCATAATCTACTTCGTGTCCGTTCGGATCCAGATAGGCGGGGCCTCGTCCATACGGATCGGAGGCACGAAGGTATTTTGTTCCATCGCTCATTTCAATGATTCCGATTCCACGAATGATGTGGCCTTTCCTCGTAAGCCTTGTTCCGAGGCCGCAGGGATAAAATCCGGTTTCAAAATACTTACAAAGTTCTTCTTTGTTTCCCTGTTTTTTGACGATTTGTAACGGAATCTGATTATTCTGCATCAACAGATTGAAATATTCCGCATGGTGTTCCGAATCATAGATATTCTTTTCGTGTTGAATCACCCAATCTTCTAAGAGCACGTAGTAGTTAAAGGTGGTCAGTCGGATAAAATTCGAAAGATTTTTGAGCATCCCTACATACACGATGAAGTCTTGGAAAACATTTCCCATACACTGTTGGTAATCGCGTAGTTTGAGTCTCGGTGTAATTTGATCTCCACGCTGTGGATTCCAAGGAGCGATTGGATGAGAGAGATGTGAGATCATGGAGCCCCCAGTAGATTACGAAACTTATAGATCAATACGCCAACAAGCCCAAGGACCGCAAAAATTCCGACGGCTATCGCCGAATTCCTAAGTCCCTTCCACTTGTTCGCGAACTCTTTGAGTTTCGAATTTTCTTCTCGAAGTTCTTTTAACTCCTCATTTTGTTCGCCACAAACTTCCAAAGCCTTTTGAATATTCCGTTTTTCTTTCGAAGGCGGGAGAGTTTCTACGTCTGCTTTTGCTGATTCATAGATCGCCTCATTTCCCGTTTTTTGTAGGGCGGCGCAGGCGCAAATAAACAGTAGAACCAAACAGATCGATTTCATAGCCGACTACTTCCAATTTCAGACTGTGTTTTCTCGCCGGTTTTTCCGCCGATATTCTCGATTAAGTCGGTGAAGGATTTTGTTTTCGAATTTAGATTTTCGTTGATTCGCTTTCCCAAATAGAAGCTTCCAGCGGCACTGTAAAAGATAATCAACCATTGAATCAGATCCATATGAAGCGGCCTTAGAGAATCCGGAGATACGATTGAAAGAATCGAAAGAGAAATCAGATATCCGATCGTGAGAATAAAAACGATCCAGGTTCGAAGAGTCGTATCAGAAGGCTTTCCGGTTCGGTCGTCGTTGAATAATAACTTCATTCCGAACCTCTCCTACGCGGCGACGAGAGTCGGATCAAATCCTTAACATCAGATTTTATTTCCGAAAGGTCCTTGGCGATCGCGGTCATTTCCGTTTCGATCTTAACGATTCGGATTTCGTGATCCTTATACATCGTGTTGTATTGAACAACTGCGGATATGACGAACCCCAGGAGAACCAAAAGGTCTTTAATCCCGAGCTTGATTTGATTTGTTTTTAAGTTCTCCATTCTCTCCCTCAAAAAAAATCCCGCACTGTGGCGGGCTAAGTTCTACTTAATCGCTTCCGATTGTGAGAGAAGAATAACACGAAGCTCCGCTGGACGGAAGATCCTTAGAGGATCTTCCAAAACATCTTGGCCTCTAATTTTTAAGAGAGTTACTTTGAGAAGGGAATGGTTAGTAAATTTGTTTTGTAGTTTTGAGAGTTTGAGAAATACGATCGAGATCCGAGATTAGAAATCTTCTGGTTCGAGGTCCCCATTCTATATACGGTATCTCGTGATCAATCACATGTCGGTTAAAGGAACGAATCGAAAGATTCAGATACGCCGCCGCTTCTTTCGAAGTCAGCGACTTCCTCTTATCCTTTGGGATGAGTATTTCTTGGGTTTCAACGAGATGAATCCCATTGGCAGATAACGACGGTTGAGTTAATTTGAGTAAAGATCCGTTGCGAGTATGGCCCTTAATTGTAGACATGCCATCCGGTTTGAATGGCACATTAGGGTTTTGTCAAGTCTTTTTTATTGGCAGTGCTCTTTCATTACATTATATGCTTCGGTAAAACCTAATTCTCCCGCTTTACTCAGATCACTACAACCAGAATCTTTATTTCCAAGAGCTATCTGGCTTAAACCTCTCAAGTGATATGCTTCTGCATATTTGGGATTCAACTTTATCGCGATGTTTAAATCTCGAATCGCGCCTCGTGGATCATTGCAAAACACTTTAACCCCTGATCGAGACAAATATGCTAATGAATTTTTTGGATTTAACTCAATTGCCTTATTACAATACTGAATACCGTTTGTAGGATTGTCTTCGTTTGCATGAGAATAACAAGCACCCGAATAGAAATCAGAATTTTTGGGTTCTGCTTCAATGGCGTGTAGATAATAATCAATTGCTTTTTCTCTTTGCTGAAGAGAAAGCATTAATCTACCCAAGTTTGCAAATGCCTGTCCAAACTTTGGATTGATCTCCGTTGCTTTTAGATACAATGTCTCTGCATTCTCAAAATCCTGATCCATTTCGGCAATGTATCCCCGAGAAAAATATCCGTAATCTGATTCAGGAGAAAGTTCTATAATCTTTTTTCTCAGTTCCTTTTTCTCTTCTTCGTTTAAAGTTTTCATGGATTGATCGAATAACTTTTTTGCCTCATTTCGATTTGTATCCGTGGCAAATAAAACGAATGAAACAAAAAGGATCAGAATAAATTTCTTCACGACGTAACTCCTAATTTTTAACAAGAATGAAATTAAGGATGAGCCATTAGCTGAAAATTCTAAAAAAAGGGAAAATCAAAAATCAATCCGTCGGATTGTAAAAGGAAAACACATGATTCAAAAAATTAGTAATTTATTACACGAATTCGTCCGGGACTTACGCGCAGGCATTCCAACGCCCAAACTCATTGAAATTTATACGGGAAAATTTATTCGGGCGTTTCGGGAGGAAACATCCGATCAAAAACCGTCTTAAATAGGGCAAAATCCGACTGATCTAAATCTAAAATTCGTTCGATTATTTTTTGAATTTTTTTCGCCTCGATTTGTTTCACGAAAATCCTTTCTCGATCTATTTTCTCAAATAATTCATCGTGGCCCGTATTTAGCAACTGCCACGCCCCCGGTGAAAAACGTTTTTCTCCTTCTCCCAAAATCAACCAAAACGGGTTATATCCGAAATTTTTCATCAATCCATAGGCGAGTTCGAAAGGAATTTGCCTAATTCCTGCCATATAGTTCGCTACAGCTGTTGCCGTCACCCCGCCTATCCGTGCAATTTTTGCTTTTTTCAGACTTTGTTCTTCGGCTATAATTCGCAGTCGGTCCGCCTGAGTTGCAATTTTCTCACTATTATTCATCTTTTTGATTGACTCTTGACTCACAAATTACAAATTACAAACAGTTGTGATATAGATATTTTATCGGATTTATTTTGTCATAATAGAAGATTTTTTCAAATAAATACGCTTATTAAATTAACTTTTTTATACCATGCTACAGGTATAATTTGAGCACGTTTTTGGTGGGAAGGGAATGGGGTTGGATAGATGGATATACAAAATAGAGCGGAGATAGAAATTTTACTCTTAGAAAACCGAATAGAAAAAGTCGTAGACAAATGTATTAGACATAATCCACAAAACTTAATTCCCGAAATCGCGGCAGAAGTTTGGGCATGGTCGATAGAATTATTCAATCATAGCCATTCTTAAATATACTCCCTATTTTTCCATAAAGGTTTTTAGAATTCCTTCCACCTGATCAAGCTTTGATTCTGGAATTTTTTCGAGAATCGTTATGATTTTTCGCAGTTTTGGCAAAGGTCTCAAGCGATGTAAAAGACCAAATTCAGCATTCAATCGATTCGATCTATCTACATCCTCCGCGCTGGCAAACATAGGACCTTCGCCTGTCAATAGCCAAAGCGGATTAATATTAAACTCCGTTCGCATTGCAAGGATTGTCTTATGACTGGGTTTTTTTGATCGTCCGGTCAACAAATCATTCAACGATCCATGGGAAATCCCCAATTTTGTTGCAAAATCTATCTGAGTTAATCCGGAATCCTCATAGATTTTTTTTATACGAGAATTCATAAAATTGTCGGTATTACCGAAATTTCCTCTTGACAATTGTCGGTATTACCGAAAAAGTAATTCCAGGCGGGAGAGTTCCCGCCAAAACTCGGCAAAATCTGACACAATACTGCTATCCGTAACATAGAGACAGTATCGTCAATGTGAGCTGAATCGCAAACAAAAAACAGAGCTAAAGGCGGCCTTATGATCATTACCAACGGAGACGAATGTAAGGATTTCATTTGTATCACATTGAAAATGAAAACCCTCGCAAAGTTCGCAAGGGAAACAGGCGTGAACTACGATTATCTTTCTAAAAGTCTCAACGGACAACACTCGTATACTGAGATTCGGGAAGCGTTCAAGAAATGGAATGTTCCGTTTCGTATCGGAAAACCTTCACGCTCCGGCTCCAAGAAAAAACGCAGGAGCGCAGCATGAAAACAAAAACCTGGAATCAACCAAAACGTTGGGAAGTTTTCGAACCTACTAACGAAATTCAGCGCAAGGCCGCAACCGCCTACTGCAACGCAAAAATATATGCCGACCTAACGGACGTTCCAATCGATTTTCTGTTTCTCGCGGATCGACACGGACAACTGAATACCCAACACATTCCGTACGTGCGAATCGATATTCCTTCGCATACTGATTTTGCTGTGTATGTTCATGTTTGGATCGTTGCTAAACAATCACTACGGTTACGCGATGAGATTCAAGCCATAGAGAAAGAACTCAATTCCAAAAAACGGAGACGGATAGCGTGATGCGCCACAACGTAAAGGGCCGAGCCGCTTCGGTCTCTAATATACAGACGTCTGCGGATATGCTCTCAGATTTTGAAAAAAACGCAATGATTTCAAACGTTGCGGAGCAGGTAAAAGAGAAATTCCCAACGTTCGATTGGAGACGTGATGATCACCGCGAGATGAGTGATAAGGAAATCGTCGCGATCTATCTCGTAAAAACCGACATTGCCCAAATTTGTGGAAACGATCAAAAATGCATCCAGGACTTCATGAGTATTCTGGAATATATTTTTGACGAGGAGTTCTCAGAATGATGACACAATATAAACTCGAATATCTGAAACGGAGTCTCTATCTCTCGAAAAAAATGACGAGCGACAATTCACTCAGAACAGAAAAGGAACTTATAGATATTCTACTCACTCGATGCGCACTCATGGAGGAATATCAAAAACAACATGATATTTCCGATCAATTCTATGATTGGCGGATGGATCAAAATATCGGTACGGAGGCATACACACTATGACAGTTAGCGAACGTATCGTTCTACTTCGGAGAAGTATTCTGCTGTCGAGACTTTATAAAAAGGACGGAAGTAGACGAAACCATATAGAAATCATCGAAGTTCTTCTGACTCGGAGTGCGATACTGGATGCGTTTATCCAGGATCGGAAATTGGAAGGCGAATTATCAGAGTGGTCGAATGAAAATTTAATTCAGGAGAGAACTAACAATGAAGCCTAATCTATGTGTTTATTGCGGAGATCAGAGACAACTTTTTCAAAACTATCTTTGTTCAAAATGTCTTCGACCAAACATGCAACGAGGATCGGCAACGATCAATAACATCCGTCCGTTTATACCAAAAACGAATCTGATAGCAATTAAAAACTTTCCGGACGGTGCCGCATGAATACGCCCAAAAAAGATAAAATACAAAAAACTCTAAAAATAACGAAACGAGTTTTCGAAGAGTGCTGGAGAGAAATCCCCGAATATATGACAAAGAAGCTGTCTGCTATCGAGTTGGCCGAATACATTCAGCGCCATATCCTCCCCGTAGTCACTAGAAGAATGTTATCAAACCCTTATATTCAATATAAGGCGAGTAGGCGCCTGATCGCGATCGCATAATGAAAAAAGAAAGCCGGGTTTTACTCAACGGACAACTAATCCATCGCGGCGACCTTTGGCGTCGCGGGCGAGTCATGTCCGAGCGCATTGGGCTGATCGTCATCGAGAGCAAGATGACCCTGCGGGACATTGCGTTTTTCTACTCTTCGAAATGCTCCCATATAGTTACACAATCCGAACAAATGGGGGCAGATTCAAGAACTTGGCACCATATAGATGACTCCCTTAGCTATATGGTGCCAATTCGACGAGAACATCTAACTAATGTAATCAAAGGGACCCGAAACACACAACGTTATGTAAAAGCGATAGAGGAGTCTTGGGCACTTCCGATTGAGGATGTTCGCCGTATCTACCGTGAGGATAAGGAACGGGAACGATTAGGAGAACCCTATAGTAGAGAAGAAATTCATACATTCGCAAATTGGTATATTCAGATTTTAAAAACAAAACGGGCGGCGTCATGAACCCACTAAAATCTAAACCGAAAACAAAAAACATAGATTTAACGATTTTGAAGGTATTTCTCACGTATCCGTCAATTTTTAGACATTATGCCGATGTCGCGCTCCTCACATCGAACCAGGGAAAAATCCGGACGATACATCGCTCCTTGGAAAGGCTGTATCAGGCGGAACTTCTCAAAAAATATAGATTCAGTTCTTATCTAAACGCCGAACTAATCAATTCTCTCTACGGTAAAAAAACAGCTCTGCGGGAAAATCTTTCATCATCCACAGAATATTCAACAGACCGCACCGTTGGAATAGAACTGCAACTGATCAAACACTTCATTTCGGATACATCCGGTCTTTGGACAATAACCGAACTTGCTCTTTTGCTGGCTCGATCCAGTGCAACGATTCAACACAACCTCAACGCGTTAGTCGAACACGGCTTAGTGATGCGTAACGCGGTGGACAATTTGAAAAACAAAACAAACCCGGTGCAGTATAAACTCGCCCCCGATTTCGCAATGAACTTATCTTCCGATAAACCAAAAATTTTGAAAACTATTCAGGAGACAATCACACAATGAATTTAGAAATATCAGACAGCAATATAGAAAATGCTCTCGTTCCAAAGACCGGCGGAGATTCGGAACGAGAACTATTAGCCAGAGCCATTTATTTGAGTCAGAGGATTCAAAGCAATCTCATCGCATTCTGTTTTGACTTAAAGGAGATGAGGGATCATAAACTTTTCACTAAATTAGGATTCGAGACATTCAAAGACTACCTACAAGCAACTATGCCCAAGTTTATCCCCATCAGTTTTGCAAAAAATATGCTGATGCTGTCGGACAAGATGAGCGAGGAAGAATACTCCGGAGTGGATCAGGATCAGATCAAGGCATTAGCCAAAATTGCGTCCGATTCGGATGTATATAAAATTACAGGAATGGGAACCGTTCATTTACTCGACGGCAAAGAACTTACTATCGAGGAATACGAATCTATTCGTGCGGAAGAGATCGCACAGAACACGAAAACGTATCGTGAAGCGATTAAAGTTGTCGAGGAACATAAAGAACTAACAAAAGAAAAGTCTCGCTTAGAACGTGATCTTGAAGTCAACGAGAGTTTAATCGAAAAGCAATCCGACAAGATCAAAAGCCTTAGCGAAGCAATCGATTATATCGCGAAAGAAAAAGGAACCGAATCCGATTTGATCGCAACGGTCACCACAAAGGTCGGAGCCTCAAAAAGAGTTATGGAACTCCTTCTGTCCATAGAACAAGCAGTAGTTGAGATCAATAATATCGACGATTCTTTGAAGGCGGACTCGGACGTCGCCGGTTCTGTTTTGCAACTCGAAACGATGTTCAAACTGGCAGGAACAAAACTCAACAACGTTTGGACTCCTTACTTCTTTGCGATTCAGGATCACGAATAAAAAGGTTTATCATGGGTCGCCGAGAGATCGACATAACAATTTTAAACGAACGTTTCACGATGTGGAGAAACGCATCTTCACGTTCGGATAAGAAAAGAATCGTTCTTACGTTTGCGGAACAATTCGGGGTTTCCAAGGAGACGATCTATGATCGTTTCCGAGAAATCGAGAACGGTGTTTCGAGAACGATAGTGGCCGGTTATTCAGGAGTTGCACAGATTCGAAAATCTCAGGATCAACTCGAAGAAGAAAAAGCCCACATGGTGACAATCGCACTCATCAAACGCGGGGGAAAAGTTGGAAAACAAGGCTATGGAATTTCCACAGAACTCGCGATTACAGCCGCCGAAAACGAAGGACTAATTCCGCGCGGGAAATACACAAGATCCACTGCTGATCGTTTACTCAATCAACTTGGAATTTCAACGAAGCTGATTGATACACCATCAGTAGCGACAGAACTCATTAGTCCGTATCCGAATCACTGTTGGATAGTAGATGCAACGATGAAGAATCATTATTTTTTGAATATTAAAAAGAACAGAATCGATTATAGAGACGATATCAAATACGATTCTTCGCATGCGATGGATATTTTAGAAAAACATGATTTAAAACGAATTTGGGATTACTTCATCGTAGATAACTATTCGAAATCTTACTTGATGATGACGTTCGCTCCAGATCCAAAAACGATCGGAGCGAAACACGGAGGAGAAAATACAGAAGATTGGATTACGTTTTTGACATATGCGATGCAGGCTAAAAGCAATTTGCAAATCCCTATCCAGGGAATTCCAAAACTTATTTTTTGTGACGAAGGTTCCGGTTTAAATTCGAATCACATGAAATCATTTCTTGGTCGGCTTGGGATCGAGGTTAGAACTCACTTACCCGGCCACGCAAGCGCGAAAGGTGCGGTCGAGGCACGAGTCGGAGCGTATAAACGAACCTTCGGAGTTACGATTAACAGAAGTAGAATTTATTCTCTCGATGAATTAAGAAATTATGACAATCGATACCTAATCTTTGACAATAATAAAAAAGGCACATTCCAGAAATGGGCGGATGGGACAAAGGATTATCCGATAACAAAAGCAACTCAGAAAAACATTCAAGACGCTCTTGTTACCGAAGACGAGAAAGTGCTCACCAGATACGGAACGATCCAAATCGATAAACAACAATTTTTTGTAAGTTCAGAACTACCGCGCGGAACTAAGGTCGTTGTATTTACAAACAGCGAAGGGAAGAAATGCGCTCAAACCGATGACGGTAAAATCTTCCAAGTAAAACCGTATGGAAAGATTCAACGCAACATAGAGACATTCGAAATTTCCGATGGACGAGGACATGAAGTCCGCGTTTCAGAACTTCAACAATTACGAAAGCAAATTCAAAACGAATCCCGAAAATTTAAAGAAAAAATCAAACCTGAATCATATCTCAACGACACGAATATAACATTCTTCCCCCCACAAGGGGAGGATGCGGAGACACATGTTGCAATGGCTCCCTCGAAAATTTTAAAAGTGGATGAGGCGATTTCCTACGTATTTAACGAAACCGGATTTACCGCGGATGAAATCGGTGAGGAGGATCTGGTAGCAATGCGTGAAGTTTTCAGGAAGTTCATCGATCAATACGGACACGTTCCGGCTGAAACACTTTACAAAATCGTAAACATATATCTCGGAACCGGAACGAACGGTTAAGCAATTTTAAATTTAGGAGTTATTACAAATGAAGGGAAAAGAAGAAAAATCACACATAAAGAGCATTGCGTTAATTAAAAACTGCATTCAGGGGTTTTCCATTTCTACGTCTCGCGCAATTGTTATGGCGGAAAGAGAAGGAATAATTCCGATCGGAAAATACAAACGTTCTACAGTTGATCGTTTGCTAATTAAATACGGATTTTCGACACGATTAAAAACTGTTTCAACTGGTAAATGAAGGAGTTACTACAAGTGAGAGAAGAAACTAACAACGCACTGGAAGAATGCGAAGATGTATTCGTTGAGACTAAAAATGCAAAACGAGTATTGAAATTTTGTAAGGACGTGATTAAACGAAATCAGTGGGCAGTAGTCACAGGAAAAGCCGGTGCTGGCAAATCAGAAATCAGAAAGGAATTTTTGCGACAACTTAGAAAATCGAAATCTAATATTGTTATTGAAGTTCCGGTATTTCATTCAGTGCAGCCTCGTTCCGCCGCAATTATGAAGGAAATTATTAGAGCAATAAACCCGGATGTTCACGTTCCTGGTTCGATCGAATCGAAATATAGATTACTTCGAAGCGTATTGACTGACGCACTCGATTCTGGTTACAAGGTCGTGATAGTTTTCGAAGAGAGTCATAACCTGTCTCACAATATGATGCGGGAGTTAAAGCTCATTCATGAAATCGAGGCAATGGGAAAAACACATTTATTTGCTATGGTGATGTTTCTACAGGCTACACCTCGATTTGGGGAAATATTTAGAACTCGTGAAATCGGGAAACGGGTGCTTGTCGAGGAAATGAATCTGCCAACGTCGGATGAAGCTATCGAAATAGCAGAAAAAAGATTCAATTTAAGTTTCAAAGACGATTCTGCGAAATCGGATTTTCTTGATACAACTGGAGAATATCCGGCTTCAATCAAACATCTTGCTCAATCGTTGTGGTTGTTGCCGGATTTCAACGGAGTAGTAACAAGAACCACATTAACAACTCTGAAAGCACAGGCGTTCAAAGAAGCCCTTTTAGAACACCAGATTTCTAATCGAATGATTCAACGCTTTATCAAACGAGAAATCAAAGAGGATATTTCTGTTGGATTCATAAACGAATCGCTCAACCACAAACGAAACGGATCAAAAGCGGACGCTGTTCGCGATCTTGCCAGCAAATTATTAAACGACGCACGAGAAGAAGCAAGAGCCGTCTAACGCATTTTTTTAATTAGGAGGAAAAATGGCTAACGAAACAAACGAAGGAAAAAAGAAAAAGGGAACAGGAGAACGAGCAGAAAAACCTGTAAAAGAAAAACCGGCTCCTTATCTCATCAATTCCGAATCAGAGAAAGAAACAGCACTGCTGGAAATTCAGGAGATGCTCGGGAAAATCGAAAACGATTCCGAATTGAAGTCGTGGGAAGAAGAGTTAACAGACATCAACAAACGCGCGGTAGAATTGAAAGCTCAGATCAGCGATCGTAAAAAGTCCTCGTCCACCGAAAAGAAGGACATGGCGGATAAGATCGTTCTGATCAAAGCAGGACTCGCAGAATACGAGGTCAACAAGGCTCTCGGTAAAACCGCGTAAAAGGAGCGAAGTTATGCCAGTTAAAAAGAAGACGGTCAAGAAAAAGGCCGTTCGTAAAACGGCGAAGAAACAAACGGGAAAGGTTCCAAAGGCACCGGTTATTCCTTCTTCTTCAAAAGGATTAGCTGTGGATTTGAATCCCGAAACAGATAAGGAGGTAGAAAGTGGCAAAAAAAACACCGAAAGGGAAAGTTGAACTGCCGGATAATCTCTATAAAAATCGCGCCGATCTCACCCAAGCTGTAGCAGAGCTTGGGGAGACCAAACGCGAGAGAGATCGTATCAAAAGCGAGGTAGACGACCAAATCAGCCAGCTTACGACAGAACTCCAAACTGAACTTACCCCGCTGGATTTAAAAATCCAGCACATTGTTTCTGGTATTAAGCTCTACGTTGACACGAACAAGGACGAACTATTCCCAGATCCGGAGTATCGGACTTGTAAACTGCCAACAGGAGAGTTGAAACTTCGAAAAGTCCCGGCTTCGGTGAAGACTCGTGCGTCCTCGAAACTATTCGAAAAGATTCTCTCAGAAAACGGTCTTTTGGAAAAGTTCAATAATCTCGTTTCAAAATTGGGCGGAATCTATCTCCGCGTAAAATTGGAACTGAATAAAGAACAGATCTTAGCAGAACCTCTGAGGGCAACGCAAAAGATCGGAGTCGAGTTAAACGAGGAAAAAGAACGTTTATATATCACTCCGAGTGAAATTGACGCCGAAATCGAAGCCGTGGGAGATGCCGCTTAATGGTCCTTCCGCCTATTTCAGAAGTTACTTACTCAAATTTGCTCTCCGTCGTGGAGAGCTTTTTGAAATCTCGTGAGAGATCCTATTTCAGAAGTATTCAAAAAGAGACGATTGCTCTGAATCAGTTTATGAACAATGGAATTCCGGCTCCTAACGTTCTCGATCTTCTCGAAAAATTGATCGCAATTCGAAAACACCCTAAGTTCGGAAAGGAATCCTTTTGGATTTCCGCAACGGAAAATATTTCCGGAGCTTATGCGTATATGCACAAAATTGAAACTGTTCACGCGGCGATCTGGCCCGAAGCAGAAAAACGTAAAGAAGAACAGAATTTGAAAGATCCGAAACTCGGATGGAAAGCGTTCTTAGAATTCTCTAGGCAACTAAGCCGTGAACTTCAACACGAAATAAAGAATCTTTCGATCTTCGAAAACACAGAATCGAAGACTATACGAATTCCAGAGTGTTCCGAAAAAGCAAAACTATTTATATTCAAATTTTTTCATGAATCCAATTCAGGTTGGAAAATCATTACAGGAGAATCGAATGCAAACAACGTTTAAAGCACAAATAAAGATCCAGTTTGAGGATTTGGAATTTAATGATTTTTCTGACGCGGTTCTTGATGAGTATGGGGTTGTTAACATCAATACGATGACT